GACGTAGACGATGCACCTCGCGTAGACCGCGTAGGAAATGTACTACAAGATGTACTCCGAAAAAACGGAGTCGGACGCTGACGAAAAAAATTAAGTCTGTTATGTACAAGCAGGTAGAAACCAAAACTTTCGGAAACTGCATAGTACAGACTTTTGATACATCAGACTTCAACGTGATTGCACTTAACAACGTAAGTCAAAGCACAGCACTCAGTGAACAATGGAATACAAGATTTGGTCAACAATATATGTACTTAGGTGCACGTATTAAGATGACATTCTTAAATCAACCGAATCCCGTTGCTGCAAGTACAACTATTAAGCCCTACCAAGTAAGAGTACTAATACTCGAGGGCTATAAACTCGAGCAAACACAGCCCCCTACTTCACTAATGGACATGTGGACAAACGTTGCTAGCGAACAAACAGATTGGGCTAGCATGGCAAATACACCACAAACAATGTTCTTAACTGTCGACAAGAAACGTTACAAGACTTGGTATGACAAAACCCATACAATCGGAATCGGAGTAAATTCAGCCAATGGTTGGGGTCTAGACACATACAATTTCAGTATATGGCCAAAGAAAAAAGTAAACTGCCAACAGTTACTAAACGGAGGCCAAGCTCAAGACCGAATGTTCTACTTAGTGTACTTTACGTACGACAGAAACGTAGAAGGTGAAATTGCAGACACGCCATGCAAGGCTACACTCTGTTGGAAATCATACTGGAAGGATCCCTAAGCTCGCGCCAAAGCGCTCGCACTGGAGGCACTTCCATGTTCATTGCTACGGAAAACGCTACCGCGTTTTCCTTCGCAGCTTAAATATTCCCCGACCTACCCTAATTGGGAACGGGCTAATCCTAAGTTGGCATTCATATCTAATCCTAACATAGTTTTTCGAATATGCGGAGCGCTAAAAATGAATTTACTGAGCGCTGAAACAGCTGAAACTTAATATTAAATTTCACGAATATCATAGCGATCTTCAGAAAGTTTCGTCATATCCGGGTGCTCGTTAGTAAAAACAACAACGTGAGCACGACCATGGAGAATCTTTGACATGGAAGCATACTTAGTAGACTGAACAACACCATTCTTCAAAGCCTCCAAAATAGAATACTGTAAATACTCGAGCCGACCGCGAGAGATATCAAATAAGAAAATACTTTTAAAGTCTTCGACCATGTAGGAGAGATCCACTTCCTTTCCAGCGGACAAGACCTGCGTCTTCGCTCCATGATTCTCCAGAAACCAACGACAGAAAAACGACTTGCCCGAATTCCCAACAGAGTCCACAACAAAAACAATCTTTCGATCACCCGGTTCCTCCAATAACTCCTTTTCCAAATCAACTTGCCAATCCCGAAGAAACTCGCCATCCAAACGACGACGAACTTCAACCAACTTCATCAACGCCGGCCTGAACCGGGCGTTCTTGACGTAAACGCCGAAATGTCCTGATCGAACAATCTCTGGGCTTGTAGGGGCACGGCCGTGGGCACGCAAGAACTCTCGACCCCACTCGAACGCATCATGCAGGTCAGTTCGTCGTCCAGGCTCGCCCAGTTCTCCATGCTCAACGAACGATCCTTCTTTCTTGCAATAGGCCGAGGCTTGGGCAGAGGTGCCACGGGCACACTCAAAGTGCGGGTTCCCAACAGGAAAATGAGACCGGACCCAAGCAAGAGTACGAGAACCAGTGGCAGACAAAATGAAAAACCCTTGTAGATGAGGCGTACCTCCACTTCCGACCTCGACACCAAAGACGCCGTAACGACAATCAGAACGAAAAAACGCAAGGATACGCTCAGCATCTCCATCTGCCGGGTTGTTATGAGTGAACACCCAACGGGAGGACTTACGAGAGACGACATCGGTTGACAACAACATATTAGACTATGTCAGTCAACCACGTCTGAGACAAAGACAAGAGGTTGCTAGGTAATACTGACTAGCAAAACCTCTTGTCACATAATACTCATTCCAACATGTACAAACGACGTAGACGATGCACCTCGCGTAGACCGCGTAGGAAATGTACTACAAGATGTACTCCGAAAAAACGGAGTCGGACGCTGACGAAAAAAATTAAGTCTGTTATGTACAAGCAGGTAGAAAC